CAGAGTTCACGGTCGATCAAGATGCCGTTCATTTCAATTTCGGCCAAAAGTAGCATAAACGGCCGATCGAACTGTTCCCAGAGTTGTATGTGTTGTAGTTGGCTCTTGTCAAGTAGAACATCATACAACTCTGGGAGACGCATACAGTCTTGCTCTGCGTACTGTGCCATGTAGTTGGTTGGCGCTGTTACCCAGCCAAACTTCTTCAAAGCGGCTGCTTCAACTACTTTCTTTCGTGCGCCCAAAAACCGTTCCAGAACCCCGTCTAAGTCATGGCTAGTAGTCTTGTTCTCGTCGATGTAGACGGACAGCATCATGGTACACCAGAGGTTACCTACAGGAAGGCTGATACCGTGTTGCTTAAGAACAGAGTAGTCGAACTTCATGTTGTGAGCGATAAGGGGGCCGTTGTAATCATCGAACAAGTCGGGCGGCACGATGAAGTTGTCGGGCTGTTTACCCAGATACGGGCGATGATTGACAGGAATGTACCAACTATTGTGGTCCGTCTTTAGGGCTACGCCTAAAAGATATCGTTCCTCGTATATCTCGGTGAAGTTGGTCTCCGTGTCGATCGCTACTCTGTTGCTTCCCTTGATCTCGTTCCTGATTTGCTGGAGCTGGTCTTGATGGGTTACTAGCACTTTCTTTCCTTGTGAACCATAGGTCGCCGCTGCGAGCCAGCATGAATGCGTCTTTGTGACCGAAGCGAACTTTGACTCCGGAGAGTTCAATCCCCTTGTAATCTTCCCAGAGTTGCAGAACGGTATCTGTGTCCTTAGCGAACTGGAAGGAACCAGCCAAGTCGGCCAGTCCTTTAGGCTTCTTGTTTCCTTCTGTTGCTTTCCTGTTGTGGTGGATCAGGATGACAGCCAGTCCATAACGACGGCGGATTTTCCTGCACCACTTCATAATCCGCCTAGCCTCTTTCCCTGGGCTAGTTTCCTCTTCGTCATCGAGTAGCTCTGTCAGTGAGTCTACGATCAGAACGTTCGTCTCTCGTTCCTCGATCAAGTCCTCGTACTTAGACAGGCTCTGTGTTTCATCCACGATATCAAAGAGCGGTGTTTCCTCCCATGAGTTCTGCTGATGCTCGAAGATGTATTTCAGCGACTGCTTGTCCATTTCCAAGCTTAGAACCAAGACCTTGTACTTCGAGCTATTAGCCATCCCTAGGAACGAGCGGCCAGTTGCTAAGCTATATGCTAGCTGCATACACCACTGAGTCTTACCTACACCTGGGGCCGAGCTAATTACCAACTGACCAGTAGCGTGGAGCCACTGAGGCAGTATCCACTGCAATTGCTCGACGTATTTGAGAATCTGCTCTGGCGTGTAGATGATGACAGTATCCTCCGCTATGTGCTTAAGCATAGCGTGATCTGCTATCTGTGACAGCCTGACCAGTTGATCGTTTCTACCGTCGTACTTCTTGATGCGGCCGTCTGCTTCGTATAGAAGCGAGACTATCTCTACATGCGTCAAATCCTCTTCCGCTAGTTCATGGGCTAACCTCATGAGAAACGAGGACCTGTAGGGTTCGACTGGTTCTTCCTTCTTAACCATCCGCATAACTTTGAGCGGCAGTGTGTTGTTAGCCAAGACCTGCGCTGTAGGTATTAGCTCATCCACCAAGACGGTAGAAGCGGCAGGAGCTGATATTGTGGGGAGGAAATCAAAGGCTCCAACCGTATAGGCGGAAAGGGTGTGACTTGATAGAACAACCGGCAAGTTATGCTTGTGGTTAATGGTCTCTGGAGGACGTAACAATTGCGTTGCGTCCCAGCCTGAACTATCAGCGTGTAGGTAATAGGTAAGCTCCCTGTTGATCTTCTCTACGACGTGATGAGTGTCCCTGTCGATTCGCCAGTAACAGTGAACGTGCGAAGCAAAGCTGGTTTGGACTATCATGGTAGGTTCTGACACAGATTGGAAGTCAATCTGTTCAACCCCGTCGAACTCTACCCATACACACTGTAGCGTCTTAATCGACTCTTTGACTGCACGCTTCTCCGAATAGACGGCAGGCGATATGTATACGTCGCCTCCGCCATTGGAGATGTGGTCGATAAGAGCTTGCTTCTCTCTCGGATAGTCAAACCAATGTTGCTCAAAGCTCGTTGCCGTTTTGACAGGCGAATACACAAAGCCACTTAGACCATCGTATAGAGTGTCTAAATAGAAACTGAGCGTGTTCATATGTCTCCAGAGACAAGTAGCCCCCGGCCTTTCGACCGGGGGCTACTGTCAATCAGAACGGAACGTTGTAGAACGAATCTGGCGTAGCAACCACCAGCTTCTTCCTCGTCTCTCCGTTGTACTCGTACGACTCATGGATCAGAGCCGCACCAACTGCCTGTCCGATGAATGAGTCAGCATCTGTCACATCGAGGTTGTCATCTTCCAGGTCTTTGCCCGTAAGTGCGTCGAAGAAATACTTGGCAGCCCAGGGGTTCTCGTAAGCAACCCACAAGTTGTGCCAGAGCTTTGCGCCCGGATAGTCGTCATCGGCCACGTTGAAAACGATAGCGATGTTGAATCCCTTTGCACGGGATTCCGGGTTCTTTGCTTCCTTGCACTTGTAGTCCGCAATCACGAGGGTGTATTGTCCCTCGGGCGGCAACTCAAATGGCGTTAGTTGCTTGGCGTTTCCGAAGTTGATCTTGAAATCAGGCACCGAAAATTTCCTTCCATGTTGGATTCGGTATGAATATGTCTTGGATGTTGAGGCGGTTCTTCGCCTCGATTGTGTTGGTTCGGTTGAGGTATAGTTTTCGGCTTGTTGTTCCTTTCAGCTCATTGTTCGTTGCCGACATATATCCGACGACGTTAACAAGTCTTGTAACAGCTTGTTGAAGTCGGGGCGTGATATCTGGATAAATTCCTGTAACGTTTCCGGTGTCAGGATCGAAAGCAATTCTTTCATGTCCAATAAGTACCACGTTGATCGGGGCGTCTTGCAGCAGACCAAACAGCTTTGTAAAGACCTGCGTAGCGTACTTGTAATCGGCTTCACTGAATGTGAACTCGTCTCGCTTGGCTGCACGTTTCTCGGCTTCCCTTCTCATGAAGTAGTCGTGCGCTGTTGTCATCGAGTCGATGATGATGGTGTCAATCTCCGGGTCATTGACCGCCAGAGCAATGTCCGTGATTAGCTCGGAGATATCTTTCGGGGTCTTAACCCTGGTCTCCTTGTACTCCGGCCAGTATCGCAGCGTCTCAGTGGACGACTCAAAGTCGAACCAAAACGGCTTAGGCGAATCGGCACAGAATCGGGTTTTACCAGCCCCTGCTTGTCCGTATATGAGTGCTTTAACCCACGGGGTTCGTTGTGTTACCGTCTGAAATCGTTTTATTTCCACGTGGCTTTTCTTTCGTTGCAATGAAGCATTGGTATGTTGTGAGGGATTTCGCCTCTCCGACTAGTTCTTCCTCACGGTAGTAACCGTCACCGTCATCCACATTGACTGTTTTTAGGCTCCCATCCTTGAACTTGACAATGAAGTAGTCAATTGGGATTGTCACTCTTGGCGTAACTTTCGGTAAAGGTGCTCTCATGCCTGCTGTCTCGTTTGGTGTAGTTCGCCGCCAGGATTGGTGAGGCGTCTATTCCCTTGCGAGAAAGGTAGCACGGTGTCTGGAATGCACAGTACCTACAGTGCTGACCGTAGAAGGGAACAGGGTCAGATTGTAGCATATGCACAACGACTCTGCAAATCTCATCGAAGTAGATTTCTAGTTCCCGCTCCGAGTAGTTTACTGTGGTAAATGTGAAGGCTTGATCGTAGGTGATTGGCTTGGCGTACTCCTTTGTGTTGGTGTAAGAAATCTCTGACATGGGTACTTCACCCATCAGCTTCCAGACAATGCAGGCGTAGTACAGTAGCTGGTTGCTGAATTGAGCGTCCAGCTTTCCCCACGCCTTTTCGCCGGTCTTGTGGTCACGGATACGCAGGTTCCCTGAGTGGTCACGATAGATTAAATCGGCAAACCCAAACAACACGAAGTCCTCTGTAGGGAATTCGAGTTTCGCTTCAACAGAGATGACTTGGATACCGTGGTCCACCTTCTTGGACTGTTCCCGTATGAAACGCAGCATCGTAGTTGTGACGATGCCGTACACGGAAATTAGCGACGGATCGCCAGTCGTCTCAATGTCGTTACGGATTCGAGCTTTGATCGCTTCTTCTGCGTAGGTAGAACCTGGCTCTACACCTGACTTAATCATCTGGTAGTAGACGTGGGATAACTCGTGGAAGTAGTTTCCCTTGTCGAACTTCTTGGCTGATTTACCCGCCGGCTTTAGCTCTTGCCCATAGATGTAGTCATACTTCTTGGGGCACTCTAGGTACGCCGATATCCTGCTGGGACTCACTAACGTCAACGGGATCGGTGAGAGTTCCGTCAAGAAGCCCCTGGATAATTTCATCTAGTGTTAGTCCTGCGTCTCTTAGTGCTTCGAGCCAACCAAGCATTTCCATCTCTTGGTCCGGCGAGAAAGTGATCCGGTCACTCATATCTTCTCCTTCACTACCTTACCAAAACGATCAAGGTAGACTATTTCGTGGATGCCTTTCGCTTCTAGCTCCAGCATACACCGCTTGCACGGTCTACTAGGCAGTTCGCCCTGGGAGCCTACTCGGGCTATGTACAGTGTCACTCTATCAGGTTTGTCCAGCATTCTCAACACGTTCATTTCTGCGTGGAAAGTGGACAACCCGAATGGTATGTTGAAGTTGGTATTACGTATGGTGTTGAATGCTCCTGCTAATAGCCTGGTATTTTTGGCTGCTACACACCCGACCTTCTTGGCCGTGATGTAGTTGGACTGACGAGCTAGATCACAAGCCTTTGCGTAGAACCTCAGGTCTCGTGTAATAGTCTCGACATTCCTGGCAGCTTCTGAATCCAATAGAAGCTTCGTTCCGATTACAGTGCTGGCAGATGATTGGCGGGGCATATTCCTCGTAGACCGTTCGTGGTGACTTTCTTCCAAGTCGGAAGATGAAGATGATGGAGCAGTAGATCAGGTCTACTACGATCCACCATGCGTGGATGTGTAAAATCCACCAGAGAAAGAGAAACATCAGGCCAGCTTGCTGTTCCGATGCACTTTCTTCGGCGTGTCTGTTACAGCTTCCGGATTCAATACCCGTAGACGCTTGTAGTACATATC